AGCAGACGTAGACACCGTATTCGGTGTTATTAAAAGTGCTCAACAACAAAAATGGACTCAAGTATTATACAGTATACCGGGATTGAGCCAAACGGTAAACGCCTTTACATTCACCTTTTAAATTTTAGAAATTATGAATAAATTTTTAGTAATTGGAAATTATAATTTTGGAGGCAATGTATTATACGTTGGATTAGTTACAAACAATATTGTTTTGAACTATCCTGACAAGCAAATAACTTTAGCAGGTGCAGGAAATATGGTTGCCGCAGACAAAACGGCTATCGAATCTGCTCTTGTAACTGTTTGGGGACAAGGCTATACAGACGCAACCATTAACGTGACTCTAAGTCAAGCGATAACAACGATTTCATAAAACTCGTTTTAATCGATAATCAAAGAGGGGTCAACAAAAATTGACCTCTTTTTTTTTTGCTTATCTTTGTGAAAAAGAATACCAATGATAAATTCTGTACGAAATACCGTATTGTCCATTCTAAATAAAAATAATTACGGTTACATATCTCCATCAGATTTTAATTTATTTGCCAAACAAGCGCAATTAGATATTTTTGATGATTATTTTTATCAGTATAATCAATTGATAAACCAAGAGAACGCTAGAATATCAGGAACAGGATACGCTGATGTAGCAAAAGGATATGAAGAGGTTATTGATTTATTTTCAATGACAAACACATTAACTCAAAGCGCTTTAAACCAATATTTTTTGCCATCTATTTCTACAACGGGAGATGATTATTATTTAATAAATAAAGTATTATGCTCTTCTGGTGGTGTATTATTGGGTGAAGCAGAAAAAGTGTCTAATAGTAAAATAAACTTGTTAAATAGTTCACACTTAACTTCTCCCAACGCAAACTTTCCAGCATACACTCTACAAGGAGGTTTGATAACTATCTTTCCGTCTTCATTTAATGGAGCTACAGACATAGAGGCACAGTACATTAGATACCCTAAGGCCCCTAATTGGACATACATTAATGTGGTAAACGGAGATCCCGCTTTTAATCAAAGTGCAGCGGATTTTCAAGACTTTGAATTATCACCAGATGATGAGACTTCTTTAGTATTTAAAATTTTACAATACGCAGGAATGTCAATAAGAGAATTACAAGCAGCACAATTTGGAGCTGAACAAGAACAAATGGAAGAACAAAACGAAAACTAATGGCATATTTATCACAGTATCAATATTACGACAATGCGGGCGCTTCCCCTAATAACGCTAACTGGGGATCGTATCAATATGTAAGCTTAAAAGATGTAGTAACTAATTTTGAACTTATGTATTACGGTAATCATTCTTTAATTAATAATGAGCCTCGATATAAAATTTTATTTCATACAAAAAGAGGTATCCAAGAGTTAAATTATGATGCGTTTAAAGAAATAAAAGCATTAGAATTAAAAGTTTATGACTCTTTAACGTTTACTTTGCCTGATGACTATGTTAATTGGGTTAGAGTTTCATTATATAAAGATGGATATTTACGACCCTTAACTGAAAATATTCAAGTAAATTCTGCCGAAGCTTACTTGCAAAGCTCAACGGGTACTTTAAGTTTTAATGCGGATGGTACAGTTGTAACAGCGCCGTCTACTTTAGATACGCAACGTGTCTCTGGTGAACAAAAAAGTATATACTTAAATAAAAACAATGCTTATAACAATCAAGTTGGAATAAGCGCTGATAATCCAGATGGTAGGAAAGATTATAATATTGGAGCACGTTACGGTTTAAATACTGAAACTGCTAATTTTAATCCTACGTTTAGAATAGATAAAAAAGCGGGGGTAATTAATTTTGACTCCACAATGGCTAATGAGCAGTGTGTTTTAGAATATATTTCAGATGGCATGGAAGGAGGAGACGATGCCAATATTAGTGTAAATAAATTATTTGAAGAGTACTTATACGCATATGTTACGTATGCAATGTTAAACGGTAAATTTGGAGTTCAAGAATACATAATTAACAGGGCAAGAAAAAATAAAAGTTCTTTGTTAAGAAACGCAAAAATAAGAATCAGTAATATCCATCCAGGACGATTGTTAATGAATCTAAGAGGAGAAAACAAGTGGATTAAATAAAATGGCAAACACGCAAAGAAATTTTATTCAAGGCAGGATGAACAAGTCTCTTGACGAAAGACTTGTACCTCAAGGCGAACATATTGATGCACTCAATGTAAGGCTAGGCTCTACCGAAGACTCAGAAATTGGATCTGTTGAAAATTCTAAAGGAAATACAAAGCTTACAAGCTTAGAGTATGTAGAAACTGGAAGTCAAACAGGTGGAGTGCCGCTAAGTTCACAGGCTAGATGTTTAGGTGTTTTTGAGGATGGTAGTAAAGATAGAATTTATTGGTTTGTACATGATCCAGCATTTACTGTTGGGCTTACAAAAAAATTAGATTTAATCGTCTCATTAAACCCAACCACAAATAACTTAGCATATCATGTAATAAGCATTGATGATGGTAGTGGCGTAAACACTACTCTTAATTTTAATCCTTCACACTTAGTAACTGCTGTTAATAAAATAGAAGATTTACTTTTTTTTACTGACAATTTTAATCCTCCAAGAGTTATAAATGTTTTAGAAAGTTATCCGTTTCCTAACTTTAATTTAGATGTAATGACGGCGGAGGAACTACTAGTAATTAAAAAACCTCCTATTAATGCGCCATTATTAACTTTAAAATCTCAACAAAATAACCAAGATGACTTTTTAAAAGAAAGATTTATATGTTTTGCTTATCGTTATCAATATGCAAATGGAGAGTTTTCAGCTACATCACAATGGACTGAACCTGCTTTTGATCCAGGTATATATCGTTACAGTTTTTCGAGTAATTTAAACGAGGGTATGGTTAACACCATAACAGGAATTGACGTGGTTTTTAATAGTGGTAGTGAGTTAGTAAAAGCTGTTGAAATATTATATAAAGAAAATACCGATAATACTATTAAAATTATTGATAAGCTTGATAAAGGCTTGTTGGGATATGCTGATAATACAGATTATTCTTTTGCATTTAATAATAGCAAAATTTTTACTATCCTACCATCAACCGAGTTGTTAAGATTATATGATAATGTCCCACTAAGAGCACTAGCTCAAACTATAATGGGGAATAGACTTGTATATGGTAATTACTATGAAGGTTATGATTTAGTTGATATATTTAGTAATCCGATACAATTAGAATTTACGGCAAATTTAATAGAAGCAGAAATTACCAACGTAAACTTAACTACAAGTACTGAGTCTGGAACTTATACTTTTGGTAGTAGTCAAACAATCGCACAGTCTGTGGGGGTTGTAGATATGTCATCATTAAATCAATTTACTGATTTAAAAGCTGGCACATCTTTAAATATAGATTTTACATTTGAACATTCGTTATACGATCCTACAACTGGACAACCGACAACAGAACAACAAAACACTGATATTCAATTTGCATACAATTTACCTGAAGACTACACTTCTGTTTTTGATTTAGTTAGTTCAGCAGATTTTCAAGAGGCAATTGGTACTGCTTCAAATATAAAACCAGTATACGACGCTACTAATCCTACTTCTTGTTCAGGGTTTACTTTAACTGATTCTTTTAATTGTTCTGTAGACAGCACTCAAACTACTGCTAGCGGAACAGTGTTTAAATATGAAAGTGGAATAACTTCATCAACCACTGTAAGTGGTGAGCCTATTGCTATAATTGGTAACTCTCCAGGAGCTACTAGCATTAAGTTTCAAGTACCAGCAATGAGATACGTGACTGATGTTGCGTCTCCATCTGGCGGGTTTTATGAATATTATAAAATAATTTCTATAACAGCTACTTTTAATAGTGTTGGAAATCCTAAAAGTTTACATAGTAATCGAGGCTATGAAATAGGAATTGTATATATGGATGAGTTTCTAAGATCTTCAACTGCATTAGTAAGTCCCACAAATACAATTCAAATACCTTGTGCAAATTCAAGAAGGCAAAATCAAATACATGTAACTATTCCATGGGGGCAAAGAGCGCCGCAGTGGGCAAAACATTATAAGTTTGTATTAAAGCCTGACCAGTCTACGTATGAAACTATTTATAGTGAAACATTTTTTGCTGACCCATTAAGTTCTAGTTTTTACTTTTTATTAGAAGGTGAAAATGCTGCTAAAATTGAAGCTGGGCAACGGTTGATTGTGAAAGCTGATAGTGGAGGAGCTGTAGAACAATGTGTCGAAGCTGTTGTTATAGACAAAAAAGTTCAGTCCCAAGATTTTTTAAAAATAAGAAACCCTTTTGACACCACAACTCCTCCGGATCCAACTGCAGAGGGGTATTATGTTAATGTTCCAGCAGGCCCATATATGGAAATTGTTCCCAATGGATTTAATGTAACATCATCTGAAGAGATTGGAGGTAATAGAATTGCTTATCCGGCATTAAGATCTACTTTTCCTATATTAAATAAAAGCCGTGGTTATCCGGTGGGAATGGCTAGAGTAAACATTAAAAATCCAGACCCTAATGGAGCAAATGCATATGTTGACTACTCTATACCTGTTGATAGTAAAATTAATATAAATATATTTCAAAACAGGCAAGGGGGTAATAGTGGGTGTGAAAGAAGAATAAATACTTATTCATCTCCAGATCTTTATGCTCAAGCAACATACACAAATTTTCAAAATTGGTTTGAAGGAGATAATATAGCGCAACTTATTTCTCAAGGCAGCATTGCTGATGTTGGCGGAGGCGGGACAATAAATAATGTTTACCTGGGTAATGGTACTCCAATTGTTGGAGCTGCTGGTTTAACTATTCCGCCTGAAACTATTGACAGCACAGATCAATCACCGTTTATAACAGTTGCTATAGGAACAAATTATTATAATTTTTGGAGAAGTCAAGTAGATAATTCATTATGGTTTTTAGCAACTGGTACATTAAGTTGTAAAAGCTGGAGCGGCATTGGAGGCCATGCATCAAATTCAGAAATAGAAATTGTTGTTGAAAGGGCAAATAGCGGAGGTGTAATTGTTTTTGAAACAGTTCCAAGTAACGCTTCTCCAGATATATGGTATGAAAATGATTTGTCATTTACTATAAATGACATTGGGGAACATAATGGAAATTTACAACCCCAAAACATACAAACTCAAACTCCTGCAATTATTAATACTAACTTTTTTAACTGCTTTACATTTGGAAATGGTGTTGAAAGCTATACTATTAGAGACTCAATAAAAGGTGAGGCTTTTACGTTTGGTAATCGTGTAACAACTACGGCAGCACAAGACTATAGAGAGGCTCACAGATTTGCTGATTTAACATACAGCGGTATATATAACGATGAATCTAACATAAATAAACTTAATGAGTTTAATTTAGGGTTGGTTAATTATAAAGGATTAGAAGATTCTTTTGCTTCTATACAACTTCTTTATGCTAGAAAAGATGATATTTTAACTTTACAAGAAGACAAAATATCTTATGTCTTAACTAATAAAGATTTATTAACTGATGCTGATGGCTCAGGATCTTTAACTTCAGTGCCAACCGTTTTAGGTAAACAAATACCAAGGATTGAAGAGTTTGGTATTAGTAGAAACCCTGAAAGTTTTGCCGTATTTGGAGCAGATAAATTTTTTACTGACGAACAACGTGGGGCTGTTATTTTGTTAAAAGGAACAGCTTACAACAATGAGACTTTAAATGTTATTTCCGAGCAAGGTATGCGAGGATGGTTTAGAGATATGTTTCATGACAATTTTGATTCACAAAAATTAGGAGGATTTGATCCTTATATGAACGAATATGTTTTGTCAGCAAATAGTATTAGTTTACCATTTGTAGGAGATTGTGATTTATGTGGAACTAGTAGGGATTTAACGCTTATACCTACAGAATCTATATCGTATTGTGTGAATGTTACTCAAGAAGTTGGAACTGTTAATATAGATTACGTTTTACCAACTCAAGGAAATACTAGTATTATAACACAAATTAATACACCAACTACAGGAACTGGTGAAGTTCAAATAATAACTGAAACTAATTCAGCTGCAGCTTCAGGAAATAATATAGTGGAAGAAGATTCTACTTCAAACAACACTTATACTATAACAGTCTTATATAATGGGTTAACTTTTACTACTGGACCAGTTAAAACTAGTGGAACTCTAGCAATCGATAAAAATTCTGTTTATGCTGATACTCTTACGGTGACTGCATCCTCTAATAGTATTACATCTGATACGATTGAAATAACAACAAACTGTCCTGAGCCAGATCAAATAAGTATATATCAAGTTTCAATTACTAGTAATGCTGACAGGGGTAAATTTATACATAACGAGTATAGGTGGACTGATGGTTTGTTTGTTTCTCCAATACATTCTGAACTTGTAGAATTTAACAACGGTACTGAGTATCCTTTAGTTTCACAATTTACTAAGCTTGTTGGTTCACAAGGGGCTGGAGTTATACCTGACGACGGCGCACAGGTTACTATTATAAGTAATAAAATAGACTTTGATGATTTTGAGTTTGACGAAAACACAAATAATTTTAGATATTTAAGAACTGCCACCTTTTATGGAGGTACTTCACTAACTGAGATGGCGGCATTATTAGCCGCTAGCACGACTGCAACTCCTATAAACAATAGATTTGCACCTGAATATTCTGCATATTTTAATATGCCAGCAGGAACAGCGGTTGAAAATAATTTATATTTAATTTGGGATTATAGGAAATCTACTCAAGTTCAGCTTTGTTATTCTGCCGTAAGTGCGGTTGATGCTTGTTGTACTTGCGCAATTGTACCAACACCTACAGCTACACTAACCCCTGTACCCACAACGGCTACATGTACGTCTTATACCTTGGCTATTTCTGGAACTTGTACAAGATATATAGTTCAAGGAGGTATTTCAGGTGGGACTTATAGTTATACTGACTGTGATAATACCACTTTTACTAATTTAATTTTAGCCGTTAATGAAGAAACTTCTGTTTGCGCACAAACTAGCTCTGTAACGGTTACAGGAACAGTAACTACAACAACAGAAAATGTGTGTGGAGGTTCATCAGGAACGTTTTCATGGCAAGACTGCAGTGGCACACCACAGACTGAAACAGTACCTGCAAACCAATCTATAGTTGTATGTAGTCAAACACTACCAATTCAACCCGCTGGACAAGGTGGTTCAATTACTGCAGGAGCCGTGTGTATTGATTACTATTATAGAGCTACTTTATGTACTAGTGGAACTGTAGTCTTTTTATCTGGAAGTCAAGCGTTAGGATTATTTAAAATAGGAGACATAGTACAGTTCAGAGATATAGCTACTGGTAATAATTTATGTGCCACTATAAATGCTGTAGGAATTGGAAATGGTGGAACTGGTAAAATAAATTTAGAAGCGTCAGGATGTGCTGACAGTACAAACTGTCCTTCAGCTACCACCACTATATACCAATGGCGAATTAGTTCTACCAATTCAGCTATTCCCATACTTTGTAGTGATAATACATTTTGTGATCAATTAATTTTTACTTATGCATCAAGTTTTGCAACTGTAACACCAGGTGTTACTCAATTTTATAGAGACAGAAACGCAACACAACTATATCAAGGCACGAATAAGTTTTATGCTTTAGCAGCACCATCCGCAGGAAGTACAACAACGGGTCCTGCATTTAGAGATGGAGTATTAAATATAAACGACGTTGGAACAGCTAATCAATTATATACATGTCCATAATGAAAAATAAACTAATTTTGATATAATAATGGCAGCAGCAGCAACTTTTTATATAGACACGCCTGACTTTGAAAATGCAACAACTGTTTTTTCAGATGCCGCTTTAACAACGTGCGCTGCAAATGGATTTTATCAAATAGGAGATGTTGTTCGAGAACAAGTAGATTGCGTAGGTGGTTTAGGCGGGAGATTATTACCTGCCGAGACCTGCGCTACATGTGGCTCACCTCCAACTAACGCTCCTACATTAGCACCGACGGCACCTCCGTCTACGCCTACACCTACTATTGTTCCGCCTGCGGCTTTATATTATAAAGTTTTATCATGTCCTGATGGAGCGGGAAGATCATTTAAATTTACATCTTTTACCCCAAACACTTCATCTTTAAGTCAAAGATATTTAGATGCCGCAAACAATATAACTTATACGTATGATAATGTTGCAGGAATAAACAACCCGCCTGCAGGAAGTGTCGACAATACTTTACAAGTGGTCACTAGCACTTTTGGGTGTCCACCGGTACCTACGGTATACAATTTTTACAACGCTCAGGAATGTAATAATAACACTCGAATTGTAGTTAGAACACCCTCAACAACGACACTTACATCTGGTCAAGCTGTAAAAGTTACAGACGCTAATTCGTTATGTTATGAAATTTTAAATATTGCACCAACCACTACTGTGTTTAAGGATTTGTTTGGCACTGCATTTACTAATTGTGCTACGTGCGATCCGCCACCAGCACAACCTAATGCATTTAAAATAACTCAATCTGGACAACCTGACAATGAAGTTCAACAAAGTACTAGCAACCCTAGATCTAAAGGCGATGAAGTTCTAACAAATATAAACTCTAATTGTTGGACATTAGGGGATCCTGTTGTTAGTTCTACAGGAAATACAATAACAGGAGACTGTCCTGTTCCTTTTGTGTGTTCAACCTATACTATAGGCGCTAATTTAGGTGGTAATGCTAGTGTAACTTATAATATATGTTATGATGGAAGCAGTGCGACTGATACAATTACGGCAGGTACAGAAATAACGATATGTGCTAAAACAGATACTTTTACTATAACTAATGGAACCCTTATAACAACTGGTTCCGATCCATGTACACAACCAAATCCACCTGTAGTAGCATTTGATTTTTATACTGCCACCCCATGTAGCGGAGGAACTTCAATAGTTGTTAAAAGAGACGGTGCAAATTTACCAACAAATTCATCAGTTAAAATAAATGGTGGGGCAACTTGTTATAAAATAAATGGCGGGTCTTCATCAATTACTTCAAGCAATACAGTTACATCCACTTTTCCTGATTGTAATACTTGTGATCCTATTGTTAGTTGTTTTGCTTTACAATTAACTTTTTCTAATACTGTTTGTCCATCTAATAATCCTAGTACTGTAATGGCTGACACAAATAATTTTGGTACAGCTACTATTCTTTATCCTGCATTTACAAGCTGTTTAAGTACAGCTGTGGCCCCTTCAGGATATTATACGGGTACTGACACAAGTAGTAATACAAAAATTTCAAGATACTGGGACGGAATTACTTTAGGAACCGCCACATCTTGTACCGCACCAACAACTGTAAGGGCGACGCTTACTCTAATAGATAATCGAATTGTTGGGCCAGCGGCTGGATATACAATTTCAGGAGATCAAGTTGGAGATATTAAAACTGGTACTTTTGGAGCGTTTACCCCGTTTGTTTTTTCTACTACAGTTCAAGCTAATCCAGGCTATACATTTACTGTAGCCTCTAATGTTGTCAATTTTTTTGGTTCTTTAAATACAACTAATATAACTGGAACAACTACGATTACAGGGACTATTGAACAAAATACTGGTAACCCTGTACAATTAGTTGAAAGATGTGGAGACCGAGCAGCATTTTATATGGATACTGGTTATGCAGGAGGTAGAAATTCAGGTAATGTTGTATTATTAAGAAGTTATAATAGTCAAGGTACGGTATTTTGTGGTCAAGTTATTGGATTTAGAAATGTACCTGCTAATAGTGCATTTATAAGTTACGTAACAAACGCAGGTTGTTTCGATCCTAGATGTACATAAAATTTTAATGTAGTATATTAGTATATAAAATTTAATCTAATGCAATCTATTTTTATTCAAATTGCGAGTTATCGTGATCCTGAGCTTATTCCTACTATAAAAGATATATTACAAACAGCAGCACATCCTGAAAGACTAACTTTTGGCATCTGTCATCAGTATTCTCATGAGGACGTATGGGACGATTTAAGCGAGTTTAAAAACGATCCCAGGTTTAGTGTAAAGGAAGTGCCTTGGAATCAATCTGAAGGATTGTGCTGGGCTAGAATGCATACACAAAAAATGTGGAAAGGTGAGTATTGGACATTGCAACTTGACTCTCATCACAGAATGGCTGACAATTGGGATGTTGAACTAATTAATATGGCCGTACAAACTCAATCAGAAAAACCTATATTAACTAGTTACGCTGGATCGTATGATCCTGAGACTAATACCAAACACAATGTTGAGCCCTACCGTATGGTAGCTAAAAGTTTTACTGAGTATGGAACTATAGTGTTTGCCCCTGAAGGTTTTATAGAGTGGAAAGATATAAACAAACCTTTTCCGGCTCGTTTTGTTTCGGGTCATTATTTTTTTACTAAAGGCATACATTGCCAAGAGTATAATTATGATCCTCATTTATATTTTCAAGGAGATGAAATCTCATTAGCAGTAAGGTCTTACACTTTGGGGTATGATTTATTTCATCCACACCGAACAGTGGTATGGCATGAGTATACTAGAAAAAATCGAGTAAAACATTGGGATGATTTTACAGAATCTAATAAAAAACAAATAAAAAAAACTTGGCTTGACTCCGATGCCGTTTCTAAATCTAGACTACGTCAACTATTACAAATGGAAGACAATGGGTTTGACTTAAAACAATACGGTTTAGGAACAGTACGTTCTTTACAAGACTACGAAGAGTATGCTGGTATTGATTTTAAATTAAAAAAGCTACATCCTGATACTCTACAAGGTGTCAACCCTCCCCTGTTTAACCCTCAGGATCAGAGCTGGAAGCATATAGTAATTCAAAATTATAGCGGGCAAGTTTCCTGGGCAGACAATTGGCAAAGCATTACACAGCTTTTAGGGTGTACATGTAAGCTTCAATTTATAATGATAGCTATAGAAGATAAAGAAGGGAGACTTCTTTTTCGTGAAGATTTAAATGCTCCTGAATTTTTAAATGGCTCAATTAAATCATTTAACTACAGTTTTGGTTCTGCATCAGAACCTATACTAGCAATTGTTTGGCCATACACCACTGAACAACAATGGGTTCATCGTATTAACCTACATTTAAAAGATCAAAATTAAATTTGTAATTTTGTATTTATAAAATAAATTATTATGCCAGATTATACTTTAACATTTAGCGAGACTTCAAAAGGGTGGCCATCATTTTATTCATACATGCCAGAGTATATGGTGGGTATGAATAATTATTTTTACAGTTTTTCAGGAGGTAATATTTACCAACACAATACAAATCCTGTAAGAAACAATTACTATGGAGTACAAAGCTATTCAGAAATTACTAGTGTTTTTAATGAGGAACCAGTAATTAACAAGGTCTTTAAAACTATTAACTTAGAGTCTGATGCCTCCTGGAGCGCAACTGTTGAAACGGACTTACCAAACCAAGGTTTTATAAACAGTGAGTGGTTCGAACAAAAAGAAGGAGATTGGTTTGCTTTTATTAGGTCATCAGGTGCAACACCAGCAGAGGTTGGAGAATATGCATTACGATCAATGAATGGAATAGCGCAAAGCACATCTGTGACTGGCACCGCTGCGGCACCAATAATTAATTTTAACAACAGTGTTGCGCTTGGAAGCATTGTAAGTATAGGCGATTTGCTTTACTCAGCTGCTCCTCCTTACACGTCTCCAGCATTAGCAGGTAAAATTACAGCTATAGAAAGTGATATTGCTAACAATATTAATAGGATAACAACTGATGCTACTATAACAGGAGCTGCGGCACCCGCCACACAAGATGGGTTCATACTGTATATAAAAAATCAAAATGCTGAGTCTCATGGAGTACTTGGTCATTATATGAAATTTGTTTTACAAAATCAAAATACAACTGCTACAGAGCTCTTTGCTGTGGAGTCAGAAGTAATGAAAAGCAATCCTTAAAAATTAGTATCTTTGTTAATAAATGGAATTTAATATAAGACCATTAAATGACACCGACTATGAAGAAGTTCTTGTAGGATGGTGGCGAGATTGGAAATGGACAGCACCAGTTCCTGCATTTTTACCAGACAATGGCAAAGGTGGTATAATGGTTTTAGATAAAGATACTCCTGTTTGCGCAGGATTTATATATATGACTAATTCACAAGTAGCTTGGGTTGATTGGATTATATCTAATAAAGATTATAAAAAAAGACCTCAACGCCAAGACGCTTTGACATTGCTCATTAAGACATTAACAAAAATCTGCAAAGATAGCGGGAAAAAATTCAGCTATGCTTTATTAAAAAATAAAAGTTTGATTAAGACATATGAAAATCTAGGATATACCGCAGCAGATAACTACTCACAAGAAATGATAAAACTATTATAATATGGCAGCAGCAACAGCAATCATAGGTACAGCATTATCGGTAGGGGGCGCAGGAATGAACTTTGCCCAAGCCGCTAAACAAGATAAATTAAAACAACAAGCAGAACGTGATGCCGAAAAAGCAATGAAAGCTGCTAGAGCTCGGTTAGAAGAAAATTTCTATGAAGGTTTAGATATAAACTTAAAATCTTTTGATCAAGAACGAGACGCTTTAGCAGGCATATCCCAACAAGTTTTACAAGCAGGTCAAGAATCTGATAGAGGAGCTGCAGCAGTTGCTGGCAATGTTTTATTAGCTTCACAAAAAGCTGAGCAATCAATAACTGACAGGCAAATAGATGCACTTGAAAATTTAGAAATGAAAGTTGCTGCTGAAGAGTCTAGGCTTAGAGACCAAAAAGTTGACTTAGATTTAGGAGAAGTGGAGGGAGCACAAGCAGCTGCAGCTGAGGCTGATATAAATAAAGCGGCTAACATTTCGGCTGGATTGCAAGGTTTAGGATCAGCAGCGACAGGGTTATTTGAAGGTTCTGAGTTGTATGGAAAAAGTAAAGACGTTAAAAATTTAGATAAGATCAGAAGACAAGCTGGAAGAGCAGAGAGAAGATATAACATAGCTGAAGGTTTTCAAGAAGGAACGGATGTAGGTAATTTTTTTCGTGGAGTTACAGGTTTATTTGGGGGAGGTAATTAAAAAATAAATAATGGCAACGTATTATAAGTATAAATCTAGAGAAGGTAAAGATCAAATAGACTGGCGGGGAATTACTCAGAACATTACAGAGGATATAACTAGAATAGCTGATGATCGAGAAAAACAAAGACAACAAATTGACAGCGATGTTTTAACTAATTTAGAAAATATAGCCAATAAACCTCAAGGGGCTTATACTAAAGAAAATGAACGTATTGCTAACTACGCCGAGCAAGCTTCAGCTATAGCATTGTCTAATCAAAAACTTTTAAAATCTGGTGCAATAAATTTAAAAGAGTACACCGCTAGAACTAATACGGCAGGATCTTCAACTAAAAAGTTGTTTACATTATCTAAACAATACCAGGCAAATTATGAGGATGGAATGAAAAGACTTCAATCTGTTGATGGGAAACCCCCAGTTGGTAGTACTATTGAAGCAATGTTGATGGGATCTGTAGAAAGATTTGGTCCTCCTGGATCGACCGATTATTATATTGACCCTATCACCGGTGAAGCTTTTTTAGCGTCAACGATAGCTGAAGGAGACCCTAATAGTTATAGTAACACAAGAAAAATAGGGGGAGTCAATAAAGCATTAATGAGTGTTGGAACAGCTGAGGGGATCATAAATAGAAAAGTAGATCGTTATCAATCTGACGCTACAGCTACTCGTCTTGCTAAAGATCTTGGTACTGAAATAAAAGTTTTGCAAGACACAGATCCAAACATTAAAACTAAGGAAGATGCATTTGCCAGAATGTTTACTACCGACGAAGAGGGAAAAGAAATTTTAAGTGACTTTGGTAAGGCCGTTAATAAATCTATCGAGTCTTCTATGGTTACCGACATGTCTAAAGCTAGTATGCTTATAGACACTATGGGTGCCGATGGCTACTTTATGTATGCTAAAAACGAAGACGGTAGTTTTACAAACATTGCTACCAATGAAAGAATGGATAAAATTGATGATCCTGAAAAAGCTATTGAAATGTATATTGATAATAGTGGAGCTTATCAGCCAAAGTTAACTGAAAGTCAAAAGAAAGCTGCTATAGATGGAGTTCGTGATATGATCAGAACAAAGCTTGATATTAAAGAGACAGCTGGAGAAACTGATTCTGTAAGAAGAGCAAGAGAAAGTAAACTAAATGAAGATAAAAGAACTAAAGGTAAACAAGATGATACAGCAGTAACTAATTTATCTAAACTTTTTTATGGAAATGAAGTAGACGCAAGTTCAGCCGCTAACTTTATTAGAGGCTTGGCTAATAATTCAGATTTAAGAATTGAATTAGCAGGTGATGAAATGATAATTCAAAGAGTACAAGAGGATGGAAGTGTAGCTGAGACAGGAAGAATTTCAAAAAAAGGAGGGCTTCGAAATTTTATTGAAAGCTCTATAACTTTATTGGGTGTTCCTATTAATAATATTAATGATGCATTATCTAGATCAGGTGTCTTAAAAGATGAAAAAGGTCAAGATTTTCAGCCTAACCTTATTAATTTAATTTCAGAAACTAAAATTAATAAAGCCCCTACGACGGTAGAAAAAATAAGTAAAATGATAAATTCAGATATTGACGCTATTAATATTACTGCTGCTCAAGCAAAAAACGAGGAAGCTTTAGCAGAAATTTTATCTTCTGCTCTGGGTAAATATAATGTTCAAGTTACAGAAGAAACCTTTAATAGAGATGTAATTGGTTTAAAGCTTCCTACGGGGGAATTATTAACGGTGGATTTAAAAGAAGCAACCCCTGAAGACATAAAGGAAACTATTAAAACATTAATTCTTGGAGACGTAAATAAAGATACTTTACTAAAATATAAAGGTCAATTAGAGGGCGACAAAGAACCAACACCAGGAGGTTCTCCAACTGGAGGTAATGCTAGATAAAAAAAGTAAAAATGGATGAACAATTATTAAAAGATCTTTTAGCTACTGCTGAGGCTAATCAATATAATTGGGAATTAATAATGCCAAAGTTTCCAGAACTTGCTGATGTAGATCTTCAGCTTTTAAAAGATTATGCTGAAACAGCAAAGCAAAGAGACTATGATTATGAAGTTATAAACCCTTTGTTTCCAGAACTCTTTTCTGAAGAACCTTTAAAAAAAAAAGAAGATATGGAATCAAATGTGGTCGATGGTTTATCGGTGCCACTTACAACCACGCCTTCTAATAACATCGACACGGAAGTTTCCGCAATGGACAAAGGTCTTGAAGTTGAACCTAGCGAAACCTCACAGTCTACTATTTCTCCTTTAGTAAAAGAACCTGAATTTAACGATGTCGTTACTCCTGAATTAATGACTTATGAAGAGGAATATGTTGTTCCATTATTAAAGTATCAATATGAAGATCAAGGTTTTACTTTTGAGGAGTCTGGCGCATTTGGTGATGAGATGAAGGTGACAGCTAATAATGGCGAAACCTTAAATGTAGACTTGGATGTATTTACTAATGCTGCTAAAGTTAATGAAGCTAATTCTTTAAATGAGTTTATTAAAAAAAATAAAACTCAAAAAGGATTAAATCAAATGGAGTCTGACTATATATCTTCTAAACAAAAATTTAATGAAGAAGTAGAAATAGACAATGCTATTAAAAAAATTGGAGAACAAACAGTAGAATACGCTAAAGAAGTACAAGGATATTTAGCAAACAAAGCTCAATTAGACGAAGAACTAAATGCTATAGCAAGTCTAAGTGCAGAGCAAAGAAATCAAAAAAGCGTAGAGATAAAACAATTAATGGAACGAGTTACTGATCTTCGGTCCACTAAAAATAAATTAATTCAAAATCAATCATTACTAGTAAACAATGAGAAAAATTTAAAAATTGCTGCAGGTAAATATTTTGATATGTTAACCGAACAAGGGACTGTTGGAGGTGCAAGTTATAATGCGTTTTTAAAAGGAACAGGAAGGATAGCTGCTGGAGCAACCAGCTATGGAATAGACGCATTAGTTGCAACTCTTCCCTTTGCTGGAATGAATCCCGTAGAGTACCGACAGATGTTTGTAGATTTAGCCAAAGAAAAAGGATTAAAGATTCCTGAGAACTTTGAAGACATGAGTGAAAAAGAATTAAAAGATTTTTTTTCAGAGGTCAGTAAGATAGAAGACTTAACTACGAAATCTACAACTGGAAGAACCATTAAAGTAGGAGAAAAAGAAATAACCTTTGGTGATGAAATTGAAACTTTAATATATGATAAAGCAAAAAAGACTATTAAATTTACTGACGATGTAGGTTTAGGTAAAGGGCAAGGACTATTGGAGGCTATAAGAAATGGTGCTGTAGAAGCGTTAGGAGACAAAGGCGTTTCTGAACAGTATGACCAGCTTATGAGGGAAGGCTTTTGGGGCGGTGCCTGGCTTGGGCTAATGGAGTCTATTCCTGCCATGATTGCACCAGGGGGAGCAGTTGGACTAGCGGCACGAACGGCGATGATGTTCAGCCAGGTTTCAGATCACTATGATGAAGAGATGGATGGTAATCCAGAGTTTAAAGATATAACCGAAAACGAAAGAGCAGCCTTTAAGCTTCCAGTTGGTATTGTTATTGGAGCCTTAGAGGCTATAGGTGTACGAAACGCTTTACGCCAATCCCCTTTTTTAAATAAACTATTATTACGGATAGCAGGTAAAACCCCTAAGAATGTTACAGGCAAAACTTTTAATGATATAGTTCGTAATGAGATAGACAACATGTTAGCAAAAGGGACTTTAGTTGTTTCAGCAGCTGGACTTGCAGAGTTTGAAACAGGAGCTCTTCAAGAAATAGCAGATATTGGAGCTAAGAATGTTTATAATGCGTTTAAAGAAAAAGAGATGTTTGTGACACCAGACAGTTTTTCTGAAGGTGTTAGTCAAGTTTTAGTGGCGGGAGCTCAAGAAGCTGTAGGCGGTTTTGTTATTGGAACACCAGGAGCTATAGTGGCCGCAGCTACAAAAAAAGACTTTACTCAAGTAGACGACGCTACTTTTAAAATGTTTGAAATATTAACTGAGCAGGATGACAGCTCTAAATTTACCTATACTGAATACAAAAATAAGATAGCGGATCCGGATAATAAAATGACTAAGGATGAAGCTAAAGCTGAGCTTGCTTTATTTGAACAAGTTCAAGGGTTAGCAAAACAAATACCTACCGATTTATCTACTGAACAAAAGAAAAAAGCATTAGGATTAATGCTAAATAAAAAAGAATTAGAAAATTCTAAAGAAGGAAAAGATCCAAGCTTAACAAAAAACATTGATCAAAAAATACAAGATATTAACAACCAGTTAGATACTATATTTTTTACCAAAGAAGCTGACGCAGTTGCCGAAGCCATTCCAGATATGGAACAAAAAGATGATACAGTGGTTGTGCAAGAAGACATTACTGAGGAACAAAAAGATATAGACTCATTCTTTGGTGAAGATGTTGAAGAGACAACAGAAACAGTTGAGTCTAATTTAAGTATTAACAGATCGGGCGAGGTTGTTGAAAAATCTCCACAAAACATTTCAAGAGAAAACAGGGTTATAAATTTAGCTAAACTAGGTGCAAAAGCAATATCTAAAATACTTCCAAACACTAGAATAATATTACACGAATCTAATAAAGAGTTTGAAAAATATGCTACTCCTGGAGACGCTGAAATTATCGGCAACATAATTCATATTAATCTTTCACGGGCTCCGGAAGTTACAGTGCCACATGAAATATTTCACGCTGTATTTTTAAATAAAATTAAAACTGATCCTCAAACAGCTGCAATTGCAGAAGTAATGATGAAGACGGTTAGAAAAACTTTATCAAATGACAGTGAACTTGCGCAAAGAATTGACAAGTATGCTGACAGATATAAAGGAGAACAGGAGCAAAATGAAGAAAGAATAGCTGAACTTATGGGAATTATGGCTTCTGAATATAAAACTTTGTCTAAGCCCCAGAAAAATGTTGTTTTAAAATTTATAGAGGATCTTGCTAAGGCTTTAGGGATTAATTTAAATACGTCAGAATTTACCAAAACAGACGAGGAGGTAATAAATTTACTTAATACTTTAGCTGTAAAAGTTGGAACAGGACAAGAGATTACGGAGAGTGATGTTGAGGTATTAGAACAAGGTGAATTAATAAAAGAAGCGGATGGAATTATTCCTGACAACATAGATGATGATGGGCCTCCAATAAATCTACCCCGAAAAAGGCAAAGAAAAAGTGATGCATTTCAGGTTGACTACGGCGGTATAAATTTAAATAATATAAAACGTGGCAGCATTAATGATTTGTCCGGAACAAATGCTTTTGTTTTTGCCGCAGATAAAGCTACATTTGGAAAGATAAAAAGCCCTACAGGGTTAGAGTTTAATTTTTATGGAGGGTACCTATACCCTTACGGTACACCATACGGGTGGGCTTTTACAGAGAAGAACGCTGCTCAGAAAGTATTAAACAAGATCAAACAGAGTGATGGAGTTGGTCTTGTGATGTCTCAAGTTCCTGATGGTATTACAGGAAGTTTTACATTCTTTCAGTATTTGAATGCTGAAATTGCGCATGCTGTAAACAAAGGAGTTAACCCAAAAGAACTTTTAAAATATGTAAATCAAAAATTAAAATTGACTGAAATTTCTTCAGCGTTAAAAGCAAAAGGTTTACCAGGGCAAATTAACAATTTAGATGAGCTAAATACTTTAATGCCATTTGAAGGAGAAAATAAAATATCTTATTTATCTAGAGGCACATTTGCTAAAACGTTTTTTAGTGCAGAATCTGCCGATAAATTTGGAATTCCGCCAATCACACCAACAGCTAAAATTGACGTAGGTGTTTTAGATTATGTTAATGCCCCAAGTTTAAAACAGGTAGGTTACGGTGACATTGTTTCAGCTATTCAGTTTGACAAAAACTCTGACATAATAGAAGTAAGAGAGGGTGATCCTGGATATCATCCTTCATATCCTTATACTATTTCAGGTGAACCTATTATGGTTTTTGATAATGCGGTTGATGTAAGAAAAGTATATCCAAATGCTGTGCCTGCCGGTCCTGAAAGAACTGCTGCTCGTCCTCAAGGTGTTAATAAAACTCCGCTTGGACAAAGAGAGAAGCCACAAGCGGCTAGATCCGCAATGGGCGGTCAATATATTGCTAAAATTCCTGATAATATAGATACACAAGGCGAGCCAAAAATAAGAAGAAGACAACGTCGTACTTTAGAACAGGTTACACAACAATATAACATGAATGAAGATGGGTACACGCCGAAAACTGCTAACCTTTCGCAGTTTAGCAAAGCAGTTGCACCATTTGGCTATGAAGCAGTTCGGGCACGTGAAGATCAGTTTGGTCGAGGTGGAGGTTTGTATATAAGAAAGCCTGGACAACGTCGTTATAAACCGCCATCTCTGAGAAGAAGACAAAGAAGATCAGTTGTTGATTATGTAAATGAAGGTAGAGATGCAGGGTTTAGAGATGAACTTATTGTAGATTATTTACGAAGAGTGCGTAAATTAAAAATGAAAGATATCCGTGATGTCATGGATATACCTATAGGGATTACTATGTCTTTACCTGAAAGCTTTACAAACATAAAAGGCGGAGCAGTTGTAGGGTTGAAGTTGTTTAAAAAAATTGAGGCTTTTAGAGATAGAGAACGAAAGCTTAATAAAAGAAGAAAAAACAAATTGTCTGAAGCAGAAATAATGACTAAAGCAATTGAGTTCTTACAAGCACAACCTGAATATAAAAACGAGGGTGACACATTTGTTTCTAAAGGAAAAACTAAATTTAAAGCCGGAATTTCTACACAACAAGTATTGTTAGAAAATGATTTGCAAAAAACTTTAGATCAAAGGCCCACTCAAGATATGGCCCGGAGGTTAAAACTTGCACGAGCCATGATACGTCAACGTGCTAAAGGGAAAAGAGATTTACAAGCCATAAAAAGAGAGGTGCGAAGTTTCATCAGGAAAACATTACCTACAGATGTTTATAGCTTATCAGAAGTAAAATCTTTAATTAACGAAGTTACTGAAGCTACGGAACAAAATATAGAAAATGTTTTAGATAAAGTTGTGGATTTGGCTACGTCAAAAAACAATAATGCATTAGAAAATAAAATAAAAAAACTTTTAAATAATGAATTTATAACTGTAAGGTTTGGTAGAAAAGTAGGTAAGACTGTTGACCAGTCTACCCGTGATCGTTTAAGAGCAATTAAAAAAGTATTGGCTAATAAAAATGCAACTGGACAAGAAATAGATAAAATTAATGAAAGCTTAAACAAAGAATTTAATGAGCTGTTGCTAGATCCAGAGCCAAGCCAAGATGTGGTAAATAAAATGATTGACATTCAAATAGCCATAAACATTAACAATGCACAAAAATTAGAAAATACTAATGTTTATAAGACAGAAGCATTAGACTCTGCTTTGGTAGAGCTTGTTGCTTTAGTTGGTCAAGGTAGAACTTTGTTACAGCAAGAGCTAGACAAGGCTTCAAAGGGCTATAGAGATCAAATGAGTAAAGTTTATGAAGCCATTACAGGGCAAAAGATTGATTTAGAAGCTGATGATGCTAACGAAATACTTAAAAAACAACAAGACAATAGGGTAAGTCAAAGAGAAAAAAACTTAGTTCAAAAAAGAATAAGAACATCAATTACAAATATAGTCTCTAGAATAGAACAATATATTTTTGGGAGCGCTGAAGCTATTGATGGTTTAATGGATAGAATAGACAAGCTTGCAGGAGATATTTTTGGCGGAGCAACTCAAGTATTAGTTACCGATAAGATAGACGCATCTTCTAGGTCTTACAAAAAAAGAATGTTAGGTTTTGAAAAACTATTAAGAGAAACTTTAAAAGAATATTACGGAAAAAACTGGGAGTCTAAAGCACGAAAGTTTAGATCAGAAAAATTTGAATTTATAAAAAGTAATAAAAATCCAGTATACTATACTCAAGACCAAATGTATTATCTGTATAATCAGTATAAAGATCCGCAGTCTCATGGGGCTTTTGAAAACATGTTTGGAAAAGATTATGCTAGAGTAATGAAAGACATTGAAAACAAATTAAAACCAGAAGTAAAAGACTTTGCGGATTGGCAAGTAGATGTGTATTTCCCTATGGTTTATTCTCATTATAATAAAACATATCAAAAAATATATAGAACAAACATGCCATGGTCTCAATTTTATGCAGGGAGAATATATAGAGAGAACTTTACACCAGAGCCATTAGATTTATTAGCCAATAGCACCGTATATAATACGGCGGTTGGATCTGCTTCAACTTTACTAAGACAAAATTCTAATGCTAAAATACAAGCAATGAATGGTACTGATGCTTTAGTCACCTATACTAAAGACATGGAATATTTTGCTGCTTACGCTGAATCTATAAGAGATATAAATAAAATATTTGACAATCAGTACATTAAATCAGCCATAAGGGAAATACACGGTGACTTTACGCTTACATTAATACAAGACATGATTAAAAAAATAGCGGCTAAAGGAATACAAGACTCTAAAGTTGCCCAAGTTTTAAACTCGATGAATACAGCTTTTATATTTGCAAGGCTAGGATTGAGTCCAGTAATTATGATCAAGCAGCTTACATCTATTCCTACTTATGCTTCGGATATTGGCATAATAAATTGGTTGAAATATGCAGCTAAAAATAAAACAGAACAAATTAAAGTTTGGAAAGAAGTACGTGACAATTCTGTTTATATGCAAGACCGTAGGAATAATAGTATTTTAAGACAAATAGAATCTTATAGTGAGTCCTCAAGATCTGGTTTTTTACCACAAAAAGGGTTAGTTTGGGCTGAAGATTTTTTAATGTGGACTACAAAATTTGGAGATAGAATGGCTATTATGCTCGGAGGTCTTCCTAATTATTCTTATTACAAGGCAGAGTTTAAAAAGAAAAATCCAAATGCAACTGAGCAAGAAGCTATTGATCATGCAATTATAAAATTTGAAAGAGACACCAAAAGAACGCAACAGTCCAGTGATCTACAAGATAAAGATTACACACAGACTAGTGCTTTCAGATCTTTTAATATGTTTATGACTACGCCTAAACAATATTTAAGAAAAGAAATTAGAAGCGCCAGGAATTTAATGAGAAAGTTAAAAGCAATGGATTTAAAAGCGGGTAAAGGAACTTTTTCACAAAACGCAGGATCTTTATTAATGTACCATATGTTTATGCCCATGCTTTTTCAATATGTAAGCAACGGAATGCCTGCATTATTGAGTGATTGGGATGATGATGATACTTCAGATTTAGTGAGAGCAGCGGTTTTAGGAAATTTAAATGCCATAATTATAGGTGGTGAAATTCTTGCCTCTATTGCTGATTCAATTCAAGGAAAACCTTGGGCGGATGAAGTAACTTCAATACCTGTATTTGAAGTTTTTAATGACTTAAAAGCAAAATTATTTGATGTAACAGAAGCTAAGACTCAAGAGAAAAAAGAAAAAGCCTTGTATGAATTGGCTCAATCTATTGCAACCACTATAGGTGTTCCTGCTAATCAAGTAAAAAAAGCTTTAAATAACTACCCTAAGCTGACAGAATCTGAGGACTTTGGTGAATTTATTTTACGTCTTTTAAATTATTCCGATTATCAAATAAGCGGGCCAGCTAAAAAAAATACAAAAAATAAAAGAAAAAATAAAATGACACAGCAGGAAATGAAGTTGATGTTTCCTGATTTATACGAAGAGATGCAAGGGTTAGAAGATCCCGACATAAAAGCTTTAGAAAAAGAACTTAGAGATTTAGAAAAAGAAATGTTAGAAGATTTATATAAATAGATATGCCATTTAAAAGTCAAGCGCAACGAGCGTACATGTACAAAAACCTGCCTGAAATAGCGGAGAGGTGGGAAAAAGAAACTACCTCTGGCACATTGCCAAAACGTATTCATGCTAAAAAGAAAGGGCCGTCAATAATATCTCAAAGAAGACGTAAACGAAAAATCAAAATGCAAAGACGGAGATAAGGTAAAAAATTATAGAGGTAATTAAAACTGCTACCATAAAGTCTATGGTATCTTTATTAAATTTCATCTGATACTGACTCTGTCACGCTTCTTAATTTTCTAATTAGCGTATTTACTTTAGTTCTTAAAGGTACATGTTCTCTGTCTACTAAGTCTTCGTAAACATCATTAAGAAGGGTATGACATTCCTCCATGCAGTAATTAATACTTTGGAGTCGTGATCTCTCAACTGGAGGAATACCATTCATACTATCTAAATTATAAATAAATTTTCACAAAAAAAAGTATAAATATTAATAATTTAAATTATAATACTTTTCCAAAGCTTTTTTTCTTCTCTTACTTGCCTTCTCGTTTAATAATTTTATTCGTAAACGCTGGTAATTTCTTATAATTTCATTTGGATCTGTTTTTATTTTCTGAGGCAACTTATCCTGTTCCGTAAGGCTTTGGTATAAATGAGAGTAAATTGATAAATGTTCTTGGGTGTTGCAGAAAACCCAGGATTCAAATATAATTCTTATCGCATGCAAAACAGTTGCATGGTTTTTATTTAGAGTGTGTCCTATCGAGGATAATGGTTGCCCAGTCAACTCTTTACAAAGCTTGAAATAAATAGTACGTGCCACAACGTAGGGAGCTCTTCTCGTTGTAGCTTTAATATTTAATTTATAATGATCTTGAACTGCAGTTCTTATATTTTTAAAAGTTATCATAGGGTTAAGTTTATATTGTAGTAGTCTAAATAATCATCAGAGCTAATCGTTTGTATATTAGAGAATACAGGATGAGTATCATATTTAATTTCTAATTTAAAAAAATCTGGTTCTTTACCTTTTAGCACACCTGCGTATTCATAAGTAGAAAATTGATCTGTTAATTCATTTTTATCCATAAATATTTCTATTTGAATTACTATTTGAACAGCTTTGTGTAGGTCCATGCGCATAAGTTGAAAAAGAAAATCCCCTTCAAAGGTATACACCTCTCCTAAATAGGTTTCATGAACCTCTAAAAACTTGTACTTTGAATCCATATTCTTTTAACTCTTTTAAACGGTACTCCTGGAGCTTCGACACTCTACCTTTTTTAGTCTTGACCTCTACAAACAAGACTGTATTGTTAGGGTGCAAAGCCAACAAATCAGGAATACCATTCTTATTAGTCTTTATAAGCTTGAGGACGTAATACCCTTCAGCCTCTAGCTCTTTAATTTTTTTTGACTGTACTTGCTGTTCCGTCATTTATAAATTTAACAAATCTTTTTTGAAAATATTAGTGGTGTATTTTTTCTTTTTAACAACAGCTTTGTAAATTTTATCCTCAATACCTCCCTCAGAAAAAATCCAATAGACTTCGTTTTTTTCTCTATCCTTGGTTGTCATCCTATCTCGAGACTGCCAATAACTTGTGGCACTAAAGTCTATGTTGTAATAAACCAAACAATCAGCTTGACGAAGACTAATACCTTCTCGCCCACTTACTATTTGTAATGCGATGGATTTATTAGTGTTAATAAATTCTTCAAGCTCAGTTGTAAGATTGTCCTGAAAAATTTCTTTCAATGCTTTGAACTCTTCTTTAAATTTATAGAAGATACCTATTTTTTTATCTTTAAATTTTTCTTTTATAAATTGAGCTTTCGTATAGTCTAAAGTTGTAGATGTACCACTCTCAAACTTAACAGTTCCAGAGTAAATCTGATGTAGCTTCATCATAAGCTTAACGGGTGTATCTGCGAGTATTACCTCATTTTTTCCTTCCACTACTAAATTCTTCTGAAGTTTTTTTGCAAGATTATAAGTTAAGGAGCTCATCTTTACGTGTAATATATGCTCATTAGTTTTTACTTTAAAGCCCGCTTCTTTTTGACTAAAAGATATAAAGTAAGGTTGCATTGCATCCATAATACTTTGTTTACCATTATCATAATTATTAACTAGATATCCATTTTGCATTTCTTTAATAACATTAACATGTTCTTTAGCAAAATCATAAAAATGCATGTAACGATTAAAAGGATTTCCCGGAATAGCATACACTTGATGGTACATCTCACTTGGAGATTCAGGTGTGGGGGTTCCCGATAACAAAATAACTAAAGGATCATTCTTTTTAATAATAATCTTTACTTGCTTAGCCCCCTTTGTAGGTTTTGGATACGCTTTCATGTTATGTGCCTCGTCTAAAATTATAAGATCAAAGCTTCCTTCTATCTTGTGCAAGCTTTCGTAGTTTATTAAATCAAGACTAAAATTAGGCTTTAGCATATTGTAATCAGATTTAATAGAGCTAATTGCTTTCTTTTTTGTAATGAACAAAACTCTCTTGGCTCCCATTTCTTTAGCAATACCTAAACTTGTAAGTGTCTTTCCAGTCCTTACTTGCATTGCTAAATATACAAAGCGATGTTTCTTTACAATATTAACTGCTCTAGATTTTATTTCCTCCTGATAATCTCTAAGTTTCATCCCCATTTATTTCAAAATATTCGCTGTTATACTTAAAAAAATCCTCTAGTTCTTTCCGTTTTCCTTCACCGAAACCAGGGATTTTACAAATATCGTTTGCATTGATTTTTAAAACATCACCTACAACAGAATATCTGTTAGGCCATAAGGAATTGAATTCCAACGAATTGTACAAAGCCGTAGATATAAATCCGCTTTTATATAGGTGATAAAATGTTGTTTTTTCGGTAATTACTTGTACTTTACCGAAAGAATCCTTGTATTTTTCATAAAAAGTTGACATAGTTTTGAATTTTATAATAGTTTTATTTAAAAAATTAAATTGTGCTGTGTTTCATCTTCATGAGTAGGTCTAATACGGATCCACTTACCTTTATTGTCTCTCTTTACTTCTGCTTCTACCTTTTGTGTGTAAAAAGCATAGGCTTTTAACCACTTATAGAAACGTGTCATTGACAGCTTTCTTTTACCTGTAGACCCAAAGTCAGGATACACCTGCACAAACTCAGCAAATAAAAAGTTCATATATATTTTTTCATTGACGGGAAGTAAATTATTAGGTTCACTTCCTGGAAGGAGTCCACACCACTCTGCAAACTCTTCATCTGTCTCTATCATAAAGCCTTTGATCTTAATATTTTTTTGCTCTCCTACAATCAATCCTCTTTTAAGTTTTAATTGCACACATGAAATCATATAATTATCAAACTGACACCACTCCTCTTCATCCCATCCACCAAACAAATACTTACCGAACTCATCTAAAGGTGTATTTAATTCATTATAGTGTTGGCTCAGTTCCAGTTCCCACTTACGCCTGGTAAACGAGTTCCCCCTACCTTTGATTACATAGTTGGTAGTTATAGCAATCTTTGGGCTTTTGCTAAATGGTATAGTTATAGCTTGTTTGTTTTTCTTTTCTATAGTAAGTGACTCAGTGATGACACTAAATAGTCTTTCAAAAGGGAAGTCTTTTTTTACATCATCAAATACTATAATCTGAGTATCGGGAGAGACTGTTTGATAATTGAAAGACTTCTCAAAATTAAAAGCTTTACCGTCTATAGTCACTAACTTTTTGATTGCACTTATAGCTTGGAAAAATATTCCTTTTCCTGTACCACCCTCAGCCCTGTCAGAGATCTGTTCATCTAATAAAATTAATGCTGGACAAAAGGAAATGTCTTTGTAACCGTGTAGCATAAAACCAATAGTAGATTCCATTGATTTTATTCTAGACTCCTGATTGTCACAGATATTAGAAATAAATCTTTTATAATCCCCTTTCCTTATTTCGCATTCAGTAAAAGGCCTATCAATGATATGGTCTTTCCATACAAATCCTGGCAAATCTAAATAGTCAATAGGAGTTAGCTCATCTTCTGTAATCTTTATAGCTTTGTTTTCATAAAACAAATAGCATTCTTTTTGAGTGTCTTCAATAAAAAATATGTCTATGGTATCAAGAAGAGTTAAGAACTCCTCTTTAAATAGTCTCGTCTGGTCAGCAAAATAGTTATAGACAGACATGTCGTCTAGTTCTATAAGATATCCTAGTATAAAGTCTTTTATCTCTTTTTCTGTTGAGTAATTTACAAGATTGTTTGTTACACGTACAAACATATAAGCCTTTTGATCTTCAGGACAGTATTTATAAAAACCATGTGACTGTAAAAAGTTTTTAAATATTAAGGGTAATGCCTTTACAATACCCTTACTGCTTTTGGTCCAAAACTTTACGGAGTTGTCTTCTTCAGCTTTTTCGATTACGGAGTCTATTAGTTCCGTGTCCAACATCGACCCCTCTAACTGTTGGCGGATTACTTTTTTTGATTCACCACGTCTTAGCCGTTGCTGAATATCGTTTACTTTCTCTTCGTCCTCGTAATATTTAGAGTTGAATTTATCCTTATGTGCATAAGCAGACTTGATAATTTTCTCTATTTCTCTTTGAGTAAAGTCAGAAGTTGCATACTGATTGAGTATTACTCTTGTCATTGTCTGTGCTATACCATACTCATTCAAAGCCATGGCCAAAGTAAATGCGTTAGCATTACGCATTCCCTCAACCATAGGAAATTTTTTGGTATGCCATTTAACTAATATAGATACTATCTTATTCTCATCAGTAATTGGAATGGTTCTTATACCCGCCTCCTTGCTTATCTCTTTGTATTTTAGATCTTCAACCTTATCCCACACCTCTGAACTAGGATTTATATATATCTTATCATCATAAGACTCATAACAAACCCTGCTTATGTTCTTTGATGTCTTGTCAAAGTAGTCGGACTTGAAGTGTTTCTCTAAAGCTAAAAAATATCCAACATGATTGTCTGGTTGATCAGGAACTTTGATTAATACTTTCAATCCTTTTCCAGAAGGAGAAATAAAAACTGAATAAACATATTTATTTTTTGAATATTTACTCTTATCATTTTTTAAATCTTCGTTTTTAGAATACCCATCAAGATCAAGACATATAAGCTGACTGTACTTTATAAGTGATACATCACTTCGCTTTGTGAATTTCCCTGAGAAACAAATGCTAGGTAAACTTTGTTTTAATTCATTACGTTTAGTCTTGTTTGTCTCAGTTCTAATTTTTTTAATAAGTTCTTTTGATGCACCATTCTTTATTCTTTCAAGTATTTTTGTAACTGGCCTATGAAAAGGAGTGTCAGTTTCTTTAATATTTTTAAAAATAGTTACGATTTTATCTGAATCTGTGCTCATTTTGTGTTGGTTTTATTTCTTGTAAGTATTGTTTTTGTTAACAAGTGTTGATAATGTTGATTTTAATTTAAAAAATTTAATTGAAATAATTATAAAAATTATATATATATAAAAAATAAAATAGAAAAACGGAAAAAAATTAACATTTCTGACACCAAAAAAGAGGGATGCTACCCCTCTCTTGGTTCAGATTTAAATTAAAATGGTAAGTCTGGATCTTCTATAGTTTCTTTTTTAGCTGAAGAATCACTCCCTTGCTTTTCTTCTGAAGCCTTAACATAAGGTTCGCTAAATGTTAAAGAAAGTTTTATTTCTCCTGATTGAGTTTCTCCTTTCCATGCAGCAATGTCTATTTGTTTGCCATCTAAGGTTGTCCCTGATCCTTTCATATCAGGTTGCTTATCTTCAGTTTTATAATTGTTTTTGAATAAGGTAGCTTTACCGTTCTTGTGTATAAATTTTTCACTCATAGTTTAAAAATTAAGGTTATATATAATATTTTTTATTTCTTCTGTTTTATCCTCAGCATAGTAGGTTTCGTATAACTGGATTGCTTTCTCTACTTTTTGTTTCCCCTGGAGGATTGTTTCATCACTTACAGGGCAAACATAAATTTCATGGTAGAGTTCTCCTGAATTACCATACTCTTTTTGTGCTTTGTCAATAGCAACAAAAGTCATACTCTTTCCTGACAGTTCAGTATAGATGTATGCTTGGGTATCATAGTAGTATCTATTCTTACCACTCCAAACAAACTCTTCAATAGTTTTTGCTGAAGTAGTTTTAAGATCTACCACAATACCTTTACTAATAATGTCGGCTTTCATTTTAAATTTATGACCTTTAATTTCACCAACAATTGGTTCTTCATATTTAGCCTGATCATTACATATTAGTTCTGTCAGTTGCTCGTTTCTACTTAATACTTGATCAGCCATTTGCTCAATAGTATTTGCCTCAGACTCTTTTAAAACAAAAGTCAAATTGTTTTCTTGTAGATATTCTTTATATGCCTTACCTCTAGTTTCAGTTGCTGACCATATTGGAAAGTCTTTTGCTTTTTTAGGTTCTAAAATAAGCTGATGAAAATATCTACCCTTTACAAAGTTTTCGTTATCAGGTTCTATTTTACCAAACTGTTTAAACGTATGGGTTTGGAGGTTCTTTATGTCAGAGTTGGATAGCCATTGCTTTCCAAACTTTCCATAATAATGCTCATCAATCCTTAGCTTATCTATGATCTCTTTTTTACTTAATTTTTTCTCCATCGTATATTTCTTTAATATGTTTTTCAGTTTTTATATTATATGTGTACTGCTTTTTTAGGTTTGTCATAATAGTTTTAAAATCGTTTCCATCATCTCTGTACTTTACGATCTTATGCAATACATTATACCAGTTGTCATCACCTATATCAAGGGACATTACCTGAGTCTCCTTGTTTTTTTTAGGTGCAGATTTCTTTACTTCTTTTTTAGGAATGCCAAGGTTTAAATTATTCTTGTTTGTAGGCAGTTCCAATTTACTAAATGCATCAGTATCTTCATCGCTTACAATACCTAAAGCCGATGATAATTGGTATCTTTTAAAATAAGTGCAACCACTACCGAGAGACTGCAAAGAATTTTGTCCTTTCAACTCTACTAGAGGAATGTCTACTGTGCTAGAATTACTTTCCCCACTTGCTATATGGAAGATTGTAGTCGTTACACAAGTATTTCCAGTATCAGGGTTAGTCCCTAACATCTGAGTAAATCCAAGTCCATGCTTTTTCATTAATGGATTGATGGAGTAAATAATTTTAGTGAGGTCAACATACTTATATTGAAATCCTTGGGTATCTTTTAATAATACAGGGCATTCTTGTTGGAATCCTGCTAGTGCTTTATAATAATTTTTCATTTTAGTTGGTTTAATTTAAAGGTTATATTACTTCTTTTTTTTAAGATGTTTTCTTTACGAACTCTTAATCGTTTAATTTCTTTTAAAGACATATTGTTATTCATCTCATAACGAATACTGTCTTGAATGTCATCCAGTTTTTTATCATACTGAATTATTTTAAATTTATAAATCCCATGTCGCCATCCCTTTTTAAAAAAAGTATAATGATCTTCACTTAACTCTAGATCATAATCTTTCAAAGGTTTATATAATTTTATGGATTCGAAGTCGTTCACAATTTTTACCCCTTTATAAATATAACTTTGATATTCTTTTTTACTTAAAGAGACAGCTTCTTCATCGTTCTTTGCTTGATCAAAAATTATATTTAGTTCTTCTTTAGTCAAGGATGCTTAGTTTATCAATTACTACCTGAAGATCAGCATCTTCTTTTATCTTGTTTTCTATTACAGATATACCATGTGTGATAGGGGAACGATTTAATGATGATCCATTATTTTCCATGTATAACTTTATCATAGCCGTTGTGATACCTCGCTGATGACACAGATAAAACAATGTGTGTCTAGCAAGTACGATCTCACTATTTTGGTTTGGTTTAAAAAACTCTTCACGAGTAATTCTAGTGTGTTTGCAGATATTATCCACAAACCCATTAAAGATGTGTTCTTTCATTTTTTATTATTAGTTTGGATTATTAACCGATTGAATAATTTAAAGTCGGTTATACTTTTAAAAGGAATTTGGGATCTCTCTCTTTTTTTTGTGTTAGAATAAGAGATGAACTGTGCTTCATCATCATGTATAAAGTCATCAAGTTCTGTGTTGGTTAGGTTAGGCATTTGATTAAATTTAATTAAATTTTATACGAAATTAAGCAATTGTATGTTTAATTCCTAATTATATTTTAGATTTTTTTTAGATGAAAAAGGGCAACATTTCTGCTACCCTCTCTCTCTAACAACAGATTAATCACTTGCTCAAGTAATCTTCAGAAACAAGTAGCTAGTCATAATTAAGAACTTTGATATACTAGACTATGACTAAGCTAACTTATCTCTTCACTTAGATTTAAACTTTGCAAGTTTCTTTTTAAGGTTTCTTATTTTAGCCCTATATCCAGAATTCTTTTTTTTCTGGTATGCTAATTCTTTTCTTAACTTCTCGTTTGATAAAGTTAAGAAATTAGTATCAGTTTCAGATACTATATCATCATCTTTAATAAACCATTTGAATATATTCATTTTAATAATTTTTTATGTGCATCGAGTTGTTTCAAAGTTAAGGAAATAATTTTTCTTACTTGATTGGAGTGAAAGATGTAATCTTTTTGTCGTTTCGCATACTTATTTCTTTCAGCCATTTCTTGAGCAATTCTTAACACTTCGTTTTTGCTAGTATAAATTATCTTTACTAAATTCTTTTCTATCTTACTATTTTTCTTTTTCATTTTTGATAATCTTGCTATGTACTTTATTATGTTTATCATGTTTTATTTTGCTTTAAGTTTAGTTAAATTATTTTTTATCATATTAATTGTATCCCCCACATACTCTTGTAGGTGCTGAGTATCTTCAAAGGTAGACTCTTTTTTAAACTGAGCCTTCTTAATCTCTGAGACTGATTCTTTTATTTCTTTTAGGTTTTCAAGTAAGTCTTTGCCTACTGTTCCTAAATCGCTTTCTTCTATTATTGTCATGGCTTTAATAAATTAATTAATGTTCTGTTGCGTTCCTCCTCTGATCCATAAAGCAAATTATGTTGTTGCTCTTTTGATAAAGGAGGAATATTGTTTTTTTCTAATAGGTATTTAAGTTGGTTTATCTTTTTATTCATTTTATAGGGGGTTTAGTTACTCCATTTACAATCTCATCAATTGCTTGAACACAATCCTCAGCATTTATTTTATTGTTATTGTATGCTTCTAGATTAAATTGAATTGATTTTTTTAAATCGTTTATATATATTGGATTTCCTTTTGAATTTAAG